GGAGCATCTTTAATTACAGTTGATGTAATACTTGCACTTGTATCTACGATTTCAACAGTAGCTGATACTTGTGCTGTATGAACATTACAAAGAGTCAATCCTAATATTATAGTGGTTGTCGAACTAGGAACTGTATACAAAGCATCTGTCGTATCTGCAACCGAGGACATCACTGCATTGTTTACTAATTTAAATGTGTTTGCCATTCTTTATCTCCTATCCAAGAGCAATCGCAAGTGCAGTTGCTTCATTAGATGCCTCTGTTAATGTTGTTGCACCTATGTCATTTAATACTTCACTAGCACTACGGCCCTCTACACTTGTGCCATTTATTCTTAAAAAATCATCATCCGCCACAGTAGCATCTGCTACCAAAGTATTACCATTAGAAATACCAGTATCCGTTACAGCAGCCGTGCCAAGACCTAGTGATGTTCTTGCAGTAGAACCAGACTCTGCAACAAAATTATTTCCGTCACCTACAATAAAATTACCATTAGTTACAGCTAGTCCTGCTACATCTTGCAGTTGAGCATCTAGTCTTGCATTAGCAACTGTTCCTGTAAGTTGACTTGCATCAATGCTTTTATTCGTTAAAGTTTGTGTGCCAGACAAAGTGGCTACAGTGCTGTCAATAGCTACAGTAAGTGTATTAGAAGACCCACTTGTATCGATACCCGTGCCACCAGCTATGTCTAATACTTCACTATCTAAGTCTATGTTTAAGGCACCACCAGTATCGCCTTGAAAGTCTAGATCTTGTGCAGTTACTTGAGCATCTACATATGCCTTAATTGATTGTTGTGTTGCTAAAGATGTAGCACTGTCGGAAGATAATCCATCTTCATCAAGAATAGCTGTAACTGTTGCACCACTAGCTAGTTTTAAATTACTAATATTAGCTACATTACTTCCATCTAAAAACACTGTCTTTGCAGCTGGTAATGTACAAAATACAGTTCTAGTTCCCGCACCCCAGTTCACGGCACTGCCAGAATTAGAACTAGCTAATATTGTTGTTCTTGCTAAAGTTGTACCAGAAGCAGTAAAAGTCCCAAGACCAACCTCAAAGTCTGTGTTGTCAGTACAAGCATAATATGTTGTATCCCCGTCACTAAGATTGGCAGTAAAAGTCTCAAAACCAGTAACGGCTCCACCTAATGTAAGGGTGCCAGTACCAGTTGTTGTGGTTGTTTCTTTTACTCTATCTGATATTACTAGTGCCATTACTTCAACTCTATTGTCAGATTCCCTGCATTAATTCTAAATATATCACCAGAGGCTATTACCTTACTAGCATCTAATTCACCTACAAATAAAATATTACCACTTGTTAAGGCATCTGCTACAAACACATGTGTTATTGTATTATCTGTTCCGCCACTTGCTGGGTACTCAATATTTGCAGAGTTAGTGGCTGTCTGAGTGTCTGTGCTATCATCACCTATTGTAGTCCAATTTGCAGCCGTTACTTGTTGTCTTGCATAGTTAGTAAAAGTTGCTTCTGTTAATGAACCAGTTTCTGCAGCAGAAACTGCTGTTGCAAGACCAACATATATACTATCTCCAGGGGAGGAAAAACTTAGAGAGTCGTTCTTGAAGATATAATGTAATAATCTTCTCTCTAGGTAATTGGTTGATGCATTTGCTGTTGCCATATTTAACTCCTATGTTCTTGGTCTTGATGGTAGACCTGATCTATAGCCATCTGTGTTTTCTCTTGCTTCTCCAAAATCTTTTAATCTTTCTAGATACTGCATATACAATTTATCGTAGTTTTGTATTACGTCTGGCTCACCTTTCATAAATGTATATGCCTCTATAAGAGAACCATAAAGCAATGCAAAAGGTGCGTTTGTACTAATCCAAGTTGTACCACTGTCGGCTCCTGCGGTCAAACTAGCTGGTCTATAATAATAGTGTAATTCAACGGTGTAGTTTGCATCTGGAGTCGGTGCTAAAATAAAGTTATCTACATCAAATTTAGCATAATATTTAGGTGTTCCTGTTGTTGATGCACTAGGAGAATACTCTCTTAAAAAGTTTACGTCTTTCTGCAAAAGAAAATTCTCTGATCCAGCTGTTGTTATTTGCAAAGAAAACACACTTAAAAAATCTGATGGCACACTTAAATAAGGATCAGAAGATGTCATAGCACTCGTAACATTCTTTCTGAATACATCTAGGTCAATACTTTTGAATATTTTTTCTTCGGCTGCTTTAATAAAATTATTAAGTTGTGAGACAAAAACAGTTTCATCATTGTCTGTATAATCTTGTATGGCTGTCTTTAATGTTGCTAATGTAAAACTCATTTATGTCCCCAATGTAACTGGGCCAGCAGTAACTCTACCGCCACCACCTTTTGTGCCACTTGTTGCCGTACCACTACTAGCCGTAAAGCTATATCTGTTATCATCAATTTTAGTTATACTATAACCACTAGCATTTTCCAAAACTGCTTTTGTAAATCCATCAAAGCTAGAAGCATTTCTAAACCTAACTGTGTCACTTGTGTCTCTGCCATGAGATGGTTCAAACACTGTAATCACTGCACTACTAGCTGTACTCGTGAATGGATTTAATCCGAGAAGGTTCTCTACGGTCACTTCTGACCTTCCATCCACTCGTGGTTGGTACAAGGCTGTTGGATCTGGGCCAGGGTGGTTAGGCTCTAACTGTGGGTGTTTAGGCTCATATTCATCTGGGCCGACCTTCAAACCATTCCATTCTGTCTTCATTTCTTTTAAGCGATAACGAAATCCAGATCGATCTGAATATCCCCATGCTTTTCTACCTATTGCAAATCTAGCCATATCAGTAACTATAGTATGTCATGCTAGGGGTTAATTTTAAAGGAGTACTATTAGCATCCTCGGCTGCTGCTCTTTGAAACTCTTCTTCATATACGGCTTTCAATAGCTGGACTCTCTCTGGTGCTTTCTTCATAGCTAAGTAATAAGCAAGACCTGCTACCATACAAGGAAGAAATCTAAACGGAGCGTCTGCATTGTTAACTAATGCATCTGCATCTTGAATACGACTTACATAATAATAAACTAATGTGTATGTGGCATCAGGTGTTGACCACAAAGTTATAGTTGGCGTTACTTGTCTGTCAAAGTAATACTGACTTGGTTGACCAGTGCTTGCCTTATTAGGAATAGTTAAATATTCACTACGGCTCATTTGAGTCAAAGTAAAATCTGTTCCACTACTGTTTCTTAAAACAACTTCCAAGAGATCGACATAAGTAGCATCAAAGGAATAGGTTGCTGTACCAGAAGTAATAGTCTTGGTGTCTTGTGTAACTGTCCACATATTCAATCCTCTGTTTGCCCAATCAGCAAACATAAGATTTAATGAACGTCTAGCTGTCTTAGCATCGTAACCAGTTCTCATTTCTAAACCACAACGCTCATATGCCTCTTCTATTATTTCACCGACATCTAAGTCGAAATCTCTTGAATTTGATGTTGCCATTTATTTCTTTCTCCTAAGAGACTTAACTCTTCTAGGCTTACCAGCTGGTTGACCTAACTTATTCTTTTGTCTTATTCTACTACGTTTTTCAGCAGAAGTCATCTCCGAAGCAGTTTTCGGAGTCTTTGAAGACACCCTTTTACTTGGGCGACAATAAGGCGTACCCCTTTTCTCGCCCTTTTTCCTACCACATGGCTTACCCGTTTTAACATCTTTCCAGCCCTCCTTGAACCATCGTTTCAATGCTAGTCCTGATTTTGTCTTTCTTACTGCCATTATGAATACTTCGTTTTCTTTCGTCTTTCATTTAAAACACCACCACAACCTCTTGCGATCCGTGGATCTTTTGCTTTTCTTTTTCTATATACTTTACCGTTTGATGCTTTGATAACGGCTTGTTTATCCATAATACCGCCATCTGCTTTCTTTGATTTGTTTCCGTAATTTGCTGCACCTACTTTTCTACATTTTGCAATAGCACCCGATGCATAGGCGGATGGAAAAACTTTATATCTTGCTTTTACTTTGTGATAACATGCGTCTTTTGGCATTTCTTAACTCCTCGAATCCCTTTACTTTGTAACACTTGCAAGACCATTTTTTACGTCCACAATCTAAACAATATTTAACAGGACTTCCTCTGAATATTTTTTCTTTTTCTTTTTCTTTTTTTACTTCCACTTGAACCAGGCTTTGCTATCTGTTTCGTCATCGAGCTTCGCAAGATTGTCATTTGGTTTACTCCTTCTTATAAAATCTTCCCACAAAGGTGTAATCATCTTATGGTTTTCAGAAACCTTTTCTGCCATTATAGCTGTTCTTTTATCTACCTCAATGAGAGTTTGCATAGTCCATCCAATAGCACCTGCAAACAAAACGATAGATACACCTGTTGCTATTTCCTTCATATTCATTAGCACTTCCACCTTCTTCTAGCTTGTCTCAAACGACTATTAGGATTCTTTGCAGCTTTAGGGAACTTTTTCATTTGCCCTGCTGATCTTGCACAATAAGACTTACGTCTCTTAGCAGCCGTGCTACCTTTTTTTACTTTACCAGTAACAGCTGTTTTTAGCTTACTTCCAGGGTTGTCCCTTCTATATTTTTCAACACCCTTTTTAGTCATTCCCGCCCCACTTTTAGTGGAGCGGAAATACTTTTTAGTTTTAGGTGGCTGTTTATCTGGTTTTCTAGCCATTACGATAAGAATATAGTGAGCTTGTTACCACTACCCGTGAAAGCAGATAGATAGGCACCACTCTCTGCCAATATACCATTATCTGGAATATTAAGAGTATGTAATCCAGTTGGAAAACTTTGCACTATCAAGTTAGATCCACCATTACCGTCTGTTATAGTAAGAGCACCCGCAGCATTCCCGAATATGACTATCTGTCTTATTCTAGATCTTGCAGGCCCCACCACAGCAGCAGCGTCTCCTTGATCTACATTAAAGGCTTTTACGTCAGATCTTGATGCCATGCTAACCCCCTATTATTGATCAGCGAAAGCAGGTGCTGTCGCAGAAATTACGCTACCCCAAATATAGTAATTTGTACTATCTTTTGCGATAATGTTTATTTCCATAACTCCAAAATCAGTAAGTGTTATTTTTGAATTTGAGTTACCATCAGAGTAAACAGCTACGTTATCTGCATTTGTATCTAGATGTTGTACACCACCAATGAAAAAGTTTGAGTTACCAGGGGTAACAATAATTACATTTTCTGCTTCATTCGCTGCACCAGCATAGATTAATTTAAAACTAGCACCCGCAGTTGGAGCAGGTAAAGTTATTGTTCTATTTGCTGTTATAGCGGGTACTGCAATAACTCTTCCACTGTGAGTTGCATTATCAAGAGTTTTATCCTCATCTCCTAATGCAACTGGTGCATCACCCATAGTAATAACTTCTGTGATTACGCCAGTAGTAGCATTCTTGCTTACTGCTTTAATTGTAGATTCGGATCGGACAGGACCCGAGAAAGTTGTATTAGCCATTTAAATCTCCTTGTCGTGGCAAATGTCAGTTACACCATGTAACTGTCAAGGTTAGTTTATTATACACAAAAAAGGGCAGTATGTAACTGCCCTTTTCGTTAAATTGTAATTTAGCTTACGCTCCTGGTGAACCAAACACTGCACGAGGATCTGAGAAGCCGAAAGAATATCTCTCTCTTGCTTTATATCTCATGTTTCCTGTCTCAAAGTCTGGATCCATAGCTGTTGCTAAAGGCATTCTTTCGAAATGCTTTAATCCGTTTGGAGCATCTGTCTTAATGAAGAAAGCATCAGTATCAGTTAAGAAATCATTCACTACATAGCCATTTGGTAACATACCAGTTGACTTGATAGCGTTGATGTCGTTATCTGCTGTTGCTACTCTTAAGTTAGTTGCCATTAATCTCTCTGCTACAAATTGTAACTGACGAGGTATAATTAACTTCATGCCTCTTAAAGCAATGATTAATCCACGCTCATCTGTAAAACCTGCAATAGAAATTAAAGCATCTTCTAAAGATGTTTCGTTAAGATCTGCTGCTGCAACATTATCTAGTGAACCACCATTTGTTAATGGATGGTCTGTCACACATAATGCTTTTCCGTCACCACCTGTTACAGAAGTGTCGAATGCATTATTTAACACATTTGCTGCTTTTACTTGCTTGGTATGTGCCATAGATCTTGCAAGTGCTCTTGTGTAACGAGAAGAAATTTTGTCATAAAGGTTATCCTCTACTGCTTCTTCTGTTATTGAGAACGCCATTGCAACTGTCTCATGGTTATACCTTGCAGTATAAGCCTCATTTGCATCGTCAAATGTCACTGCGTTACCTTCTGCTTTAGTCGGTGCAGCTCCAAATCCGCTCAACATTACTTCTTCTTCAAACGCTCTGTCAGATGACTCGGTGTCAAAGATTTCGGCATGTTGACCTTCATACCTATTATACTCCATACCAAAGAGGGCGTTTAAACCAGGCTCTAATTCTTTGGCGAGTTGTGCTCTTGAAATTGCCATAATTAAAACTCCTTATGATATAGCAGCATCAGCGTCACCACTAGAAGCGGCGTACACATGATTGTTAATTTTAACAATGTAAGAAATACCTGCAGCAGAGTGATCAGCGTTTGTCACATCTTCATGAAGACCAACAATCATCAAAGGATTTGATGGGTCGCTAGCTTCAGCTGTTGATATATCTATCATCGCACTTGATAAACCAGTGGTTGTATTTCCAGCTGTTGCAGTTGCAAGTTGTGCAGTCTTGAATATGTCTGCCTTTGCAGTTGCTCTGTCTGTATTTGTACCATCTGATGCAATAATAAATTTTTGCATTGGGTTATCATAAATAAAACATTTAATATCAAAGTTAGCATCAGCTGTTCCTGATCCTGCCCATGTGTTTTTAAATGTTAATTTACCTGTTGATGCATCAACGTATTCACATCCAGCAAAAACGCCAAGGAGTTGTTTACCATCTCCATCGGCACTTGTAATTATTGCTGCGGTTCCACCTGTCAACTCGACTTCAACTGGAGAACCCTGAAAAATCGCTGAAGCATCGGCTTTGATAAAATACTGACTAGTAGAATTGATGCCACCACCAATTACACTAATCGGCTTTAATCCAAACTTTACGTTTACATTAGCCATTTTTTAAGCTCCTTTTGCTTCATTATAGTTACTCGGAGGGCTTTGGTTTCCCGCCGAAAGATACACGACTTTGCCTATCCGTATGGATCGGCATTGAGGGATGTTGTTCCCTCATTAGGTTTTCATCCACGGCTTTCATCTGGTTGCGGGTCTG